TCATAATCCCAGCAAACAGCCAGCTGATATCCATTGATGTCACTGTGACCACAGCTTGGAGTGGTGGGGCAACGACTCTTGGCCTTGGTGGTGTTGGCGCGGCAACCTCTCTGACTGCTGCTGGAGCGATTCAAGGCAATGCCGTCGGGATTGTCGCTGCTAGTCCTGGAACAGATGCAACTCGCACATCCAAGTGGCTCAACACAGGCACAGGCGATCATAGGTTGATCGTGACCACAGCTAACACAGGCAATGGTGTTGGTGCTGTGACGGTTGTTTATGCTCAAAGCAACAACGTCACATAAAATTGTTTGGTGGGTGTAAAGCCCACCAATAATTTACAGGAGGGTCATAGATGGCTAACATTACAAGTGTGAAGACGATTACTGAAAACACCAACGAAGTAGTCATGGCATTCCAATTGCAATATGTTGACACTGCGGATGAAGATGCTGTAAAAAAAGTTGATGTTTCAACTTTGGCAAAGAATGCCAATGGACAGTCTTGCAATTCTGTCAGTCTTTTGGAGTGTTGGTGGGTTATTCAAGGCATCACCGTTATGGTTGAGGCAGACGCAAGCACAGACATCATAATGATGCATATGGCAGCTGATGACATCGGATACCAAGACTTCAGCAAGTTTGGCGGACTGCCATCAACTGTAGAATATGGCAGCACAACTGGCGATGTCATGTTCACGACAACTGGCCTTGGAGCTGTTGGCGACACATACAACATTATCTTGCGGATGAAAAAACACTACGCATAGGAAAAGTGAATGGCGACATCTAACACATACGCTTTCCGGCCCGATGTTGAAGAGATAATCGCTGAATCATTTGAGCGGTGCGGAATAGACGACGAAACTCGGACAGGCTACCAAGCCAAAGCAGCTCGCAGGAGCCTTAATTTGCTTTTCAGCGAGTTTGCTAACCGTGGCATAAATTATTGGGCTGTCCAGAATAATACGTTAGCTTTGGCAAAAGACCAAACAGCTTATACATTGCCTGTCGGGACGATAGACTTTATTGATGTTGTGATACGCCAAACAACTGGGGGCACAACAACTGACACAACAATCCAAAGAGTCAGTATATCAGAATACAACCAACTTCCAAACAAATCTTCTTCTGGCAAACCAAGCCAATATATGTTGGACAAGCAATACACCCCAACAATCAATGTTTGGCAAGTCCCAGACAGAACAGATTACAGTCTGGTTTATTGGTCAATAAACCAACTCGAAGATATAACAGCCAGCAACCAAGATGCAGACATTCCTTACAGATGGACAGATTGCCTTTGTGCTGGGCTGGCGAGCAAGTTGGCAATGAAATATGCTCCTGATAAATTTAACTTGTTGAATCAGGTTTATGAAAGAGCATTCGAGTTTGCAGCTGCGACAGACAATGATGGTGTTTCAATGAGAGTTCGGCCGAAAGGATTGAATCTTATCTGATGGCAAGAGTTAAGTATGCAAAAGGCAAACGATCTTTAGCGATCAGTGATCGCTCTGGACTACGTGTGCCTTATACTCAACTCAAGACAACTTGGGATGGCCTCAGAGTTTCTCCAGAAGATTGGGAGCCGAAGCAGCCGCAGTTGACTCCTGCGAAAAATGTCGTTGATGCCACAGCTCTTTTCAGCCCAAGGCCAGATAACGATCCAGAGAATGCTGAAATATTCATCGGATTCAATTATGATCCATTCGTAGATCCTCGTCAAAGACCAGGAGTTGGGACAGCCGGAAAAGCATCTTCTGGATATATCTCTTTGTTCATCGACATCAATCATCCAGTCTCTGGTGTGGCTGGTGATGGTGAGGCAACAGGGGAAGTTGGTGAGGCATCATCTTTCGCAACAGGATCTTCTGGGGTGGGCAGCGTCGCCGTAGATGTTTCTCAAGTTGTCACGCTGGCAGTGACAGTGCAAAATGTTGGCGGGGCAAACAAATACTTTGTCGCTGGTGTTCAGCAAGACACGCTGGAGCTTATGGAAAGCAGGACTTATTATTTCGATCAGTCCGACAACACCAACTCTGGACACCCATTGAGATTCAGCACAACACCCAATGGAACCCATGGTGGAGGCAGCGAGTACACAACAGGAGTGACAACATCAGGCATCCCAGGAAATGCTGGAGCTTATACTCAAATAGTCATCGCAGATGGCGCACCAACACTTTATTATTATTGCACAAACCACAGCGGAATGGGAGGTCAGGCAAATACACCAGCCTTCGCATCTGTTTCTGTTGAATTAGCAAGCAATCCAGATGGCGCGGCTGGCGTTGGCAATGTAGGTGTTGAAGTTCCAGCAGCTCATGTCACTGGTGTGTCCGCAACTGGAGGGGCAGGGTCTGTCGGCGTAGAGATTCCATCAGTGATTCCTCATCCTTCTGGAGTTTCCGGTGTTGGATCAACAGGAACTGAAGTTGTCCAAGTTTCAGCTCTGCCATCTGGGGTCGAAGGATCTGGATCAACAGGAACTGAAGTTGTCCAAATTTTAGCCCTGCAGTCTGGCTCCGCAGGATCTGGAGCTGTTGGATCTGAAGTCCCCGAATCTCATGCTGCTGTTTCTGGGTTGGCTGGCAATGATGGAATTGGATCCTCTGGCTTTGAATTGGCCAAGCCTCAATCTGGGGTTGGTGGAAGCGGTGATGTTGGGGTCGAAATCCCATCTGCACACCCAACTGGGGTTGGTGGAGGAGGGGCAACTGGGTCTGTTGGCATTGAATCTGTAGAAATTTCCATTCCAGAGTCAGGTGTAAGCGGCGATGGGGAGGTTGGAACCGGAGTTGTGGTTGCTGATTTGCAGGCTGGTGTTGCTGGTCAAAGAGGAACAGCAGCAACTGGCTCTGTTTCTCTGGAAACCAATGAAACTGGCACAGGCGTTTCTGGCACAGGCGGCGTTGGCAACGAGGTTGTTGAGCTTGTCCAAAATCAAATTGGCTCTTCCGCATCTGGCTCTGTTGGATCAGAGCAACTAGAGATTCAAGCAACACCCTCCGGCGCAAGTGGTTCGGGGGAAGTTGGCAACGAGGTTGTTAACCACGACACAACTATAACAGAAACTGGGGTCAGTGGAACAGGAGCAGTTGGATCAGAAACACCAGAGATATCACCCGTTGAAACTGGGGTCAGTGGAACAGGCGGTGTTGGAAGTGCTGTGCCAGAAGAGCAGTTTGGCTGGGGAATTGAAGCTTGGGGTGATGGGACTTGGGGTGACATTGCTGGCAGACCACATCCATCCGGTGTAAACGGCACAGGTGGTGTTGGGACAGCCACTGTCTTGCTGATAACAACTTGGGGTCAAGGCGGCTATGGCGAAGGAACGTGGAATTGAGGATGAATAAATGAATTATACAGAGCTAAAAGCCAACATCCAAAATTTTCTAGAAGACGATTCAACTGAGTTCGTCGCCTCAATCGACACAATAATATCGCAAGCTGAAGAGATGGTATTTCAGCGACTGCCAAATATGCCTTGTTTCCGACAGACATCGTCTGCTGCAAATTTGGTTATTGGCCAGAGCCAATACACAATTCCCACAGCAAGAATGATCCGGCAGGTGTCCATAACAGACACTAATGTCTTGACGTATCTCGACCACAGAGTTGATTCTTACATCAGAGACTATTGGCCCAATGCCACGACGCAAGGCACCCCACGAATGTACAGCACAAATAGCGCAGGAACAGCTGGAACGATCATTACATTGGCACCAACCCCATCAACAGCGTTGGCCTATAGCGTAGATTTTATTGCCCCTGAGACGGGGTTAAGCAATGCGAATCCAAATACTTGGATTGCAACAAATGCATCAACAGTTCTACTTTCTGCGGCTCTGTTTGAGGCATCGGCGTTTTTGAAAGCGCCAGAGACTCTTTCTCTCTATAAAAGTCAACTTGACGAAGCAGTCCAGTTCACAGTACAAGAGATGCAAAGGAACTATACAGCAGAATATAATGGAGGCATATAATGGCTATCACACAAGCAATGAGTACACTCTTTAAAAAAGACGTCATGTTGGGCGACCACCATCTAGACAGCGACAATGTTTATATTGCGCTGTATACGAGCAGCGCGACATTGAGTGCGGCGACAGATGGTTACATAACCAGCAATGAAGTTGCCAACGGCAATGGTTACACCACTGGCGGTGTTGCATTGGCAAGCAAGGCAGTAACAGAAAACAGCACCAGTGGTGTTTTTGATGCGGCTGATCCAGAATGGACAAGCGCAACATTCACTGCTCGTGGTGCTTTGATCTACAACAAAACACTGGGCGATGCATCTTCAAACTCAAGAGGTGCGATTGCCATCCTTGATTTTGGCGGTGACTTCTCTGTTTCTGGTGGTACGTTTAAAATTGTATTCCCAGCAGCGACTGCAAACAATGCAATTGTAAGGATCGACTAAAATGGCTTCAACCTATGTAAACGACTTACGCCTCAATGAAATGGCGACTGGCGACCAGTCGGGATCATGGGGAACAGTCACAAACCTAAACTTGGAAATGATTGCAGAGGCATTTGCTTACGGCACTGAAGCTATTGCGAATGCCTCTACACATACGGTCACTGTCCCAGATGGTGCCAAGGGTGATGAACGAAGGTTCTATCTAAAATGCACAGGCGGTGGTCAGGCTTGCACAGTCACACTTGCACCAAACACCGTTTCAAAAGTTTGGATGATTGAGAATGCAACTAGCTATACTCTGACATTCACTCAAGGCTCTGGAGCCAATGTTGCAGTGCTTGCTGGTCAGGTCAAAATGATTGCCACAGATGGTGCAGGATCAGGTGCAGTAATTTATGATCTTTTGACAGATGTAAATTTTGCTGGAACAACACATTTCGACAATATTGATGTAGACGGCACAACCAATCTTGATGCTGTGGATATCGACGGTGCAGTACAGCTAGATGCCACTCTTACTGTAGGTGCTAACGACCAAGGCTATGACGTTACCTTGCATGGTGATACGGCTGCTAGGAATGTTGTTTGGGATAGTAGTGCAGACAGTTTAATATTCTCAGACAATGCCAAGGCTGTGTTTGGTGCTGACCTAGAGATTTACCATGATGGCAGTAACAGTGTAATCGCTGACACGGGAACAGGTGCTTTAATCACTTACGCTAGTGATTTTATTATACAGCAAAATGGCTCTAATGAACGCATGGCTGACTTTAGTCAAAATGGTGCTGTTCGATTATATTACGACAATGCAATTAAAATAACTACAACAGCCACTGGGGTAGAAGTCACTGGCGCAGCAACAGTAGGTGGTGCAGCGGTCAAAGTTGCTGGCAAAGAGACGATGTTTGTCCCAGCAGTTGCTATGTACCCAAGCACAACTAATCCTTGCAGTGATGTTGAACAAGTTGAAACCACAGCTTTGCGACCTGATTTAAAAGTTTTGGACTTTGCGGCTGATGCGGATGATTTTGCTCAATTTGCTATAGCCATGCCTGCGTCTTGGAACGAAGGAACTGTGACCTTTCAGCCTTTTTGGACAGTAACAGGCACAAACACTGGCACGGTTGCTTGGCAACTTGCTGCGGTGGCGATTACAAATGACGAAAGTATTAACACAGCATTTGGCACTCAAGTGGCGACTACTGCTCTTGCTTTTTCTGGAACGTCAAATGACTTGATGGTTAGCGCAGAAAGTGGCGCAGTGACTATAGCTGGAAGTCCAGCGGCAAACGATATGTGCTTTTTCCAGATTAACCGTGACACTAGCGCGGATGATCAAACAGGTGCAGCAAGGCTGTTGGGCGTTAAGATGTTCTTTACAACTGACGCAGCAAATGATGCATAGGGGTGAAAAATGACGGGTTTCGGAACTAATGTTTTAGGATTTGGGTCAGGAGGCGGTGGTGGGCCTGTCACTTTGGAGACTCAAACACTAATAAATGGGCAAGAGAATTATAATAGCGTTACTACTTCTGATTTCATTTCTGATGGTGGCACACTAATCATACCTGCTAACTTTTGGGTTTGGGGCAATGGTGCAAGTTCCAGCGCACTGCATGTAAATACTCCCAACTGCATCATTGAAAATTATGGAAAGATAATAGGCCAAGCTAATGGCGGCAAAGCAGTCAATATCAGCGCAACAGGAGTCACAGTAATCAATCACTCTGGGGCATATATTGCTGGGGCTGGTGGGGCTGGTGGGGGTGGCAACTGCGGTGGTGGTGGTTCTGGGGCAGGATACAGCAACACCCAATTAAATGCAACTGGGGCTAGTGCCAGTGGTCCAGGAGCTGGAGGTGGCGGTGGTGCAGGAGCTGGTGGTTCTGGTTATTTTACCAACGCGCAAGGTTTCTGCGGAACTGGAACCGCAAGAGGTGGAAAAATACTTCCTGGTTCTGGTGGTAGCGCTGGATCGAATTCTGGTGCTGGTGGCAGTGGCGGTGGTGCTGGTGGCAGTTCAAACAATTATGTTTACGGTGCTGGTGGCGGTGGTGGCTGGGGTGCATCTGGTGGCCGATCTGCTAATTTAGGCTCTTCTGGTGGCAAAGCAATCGAAGACAATGGAAATTCTTACACTCTTTCAAATAGCGGAACCACCTATGGAGCGACAACATGACAGAGTACACTACCAGATATCTTTGGGGTGATGTTTTTTATACGAGCGAAGAATCTGCTCAAGCAGCAGCCGCGAATTTTGCAGAGGAGTTTGCAAATGATAAATTTTTAACTGCTTGCGATGTTGTTGTTGTTGAGCCTGACCCGAACAGATATAACGCATTTAGGGTTAGCCAATCGAACAGACTTACAACTCATCCCAAAAATATTGCTGATGATGACCCAAGATATTTTAATGTTTCTTCTGTTGAAGATGGAGATAGTTACACAGCCTTGAGAGCACCTGCTTTAAAACGCATACATCGCGAACAATTTGACCGTTTTATAGCTTTTAGAAATTTGACACAAATAGTAAAAACAACATTCCCATCTCGGTTGATTGACGATCCTGATCAATCTTTAAAACCGGGAGAGCATTCAAACCAAGAAATAATCGCAGTTGCGGTGACGTTCGAGTATGGCTGATATGGAGGAGCGCGTATCTGCGCTGGAAAGGGATGTTGTTGCTTTGCAAACAGAGGTGCGGATACAATTCAAAGAGGTCTTTACGCGCATTAAGCGTTTAGAAGGAATTATGATCGGTGCCAGTGCGGCAATAATCTTGATGCTTATGACTGTGTTAATAAAAATGGGGTAAAATTATGACACCAGAGACGTTTGATAAATTCAAAGTTTTGCCGCGAATAATGATGCTGGCTGTTACGGTGCTGACGTATCAAAGTGTTCACTGGTTTATGTCGATACCCCCCGATCAAGTAACAAATGCCCAAGCGGGGTTGGTTAGCGTCTGTATGGGCGCACTCACTGGCTGTTTTGGCATCTTCATAAATGGGGAAAAAGCATGATGGCTCTTCTGGGAAGCCTGCTGGGCTTCGGATCATCGTTTTTGCCGTCAGTTCTTGATTACTTTAAGGCCAATCAGCAGCAAAAGCATCGCATTGAAATGATGCAAATCGAAACAGAGCTTGCACAAAAGCGGTCTGAAATGAAGCTGGTCGAGCTAGATAAGAAGGCAGATATCGAAGAAACAAGGGGATTGTATGAACATGATCGATCTATCGACGCTGGAGGATTTATCAACGGTCTTCGGGGTTCTGTTCGTCCTGTTGTTACTTATGCCTTTTTCGGATTGTTCGTAGCTACGAAAGTAGTGATTATGGTCAAGGTCACGCAGGCTGGTGGAGACTGGATGCAGGCCGTTGATCTTATGTGGGATGGAGAGACATCTGGATTATTCAGCGCAGTTCTGGCATTCTGGTTTGGAAATCGGGCAATCAGTAAATATGCGGGGAAATAATTATGGGCTACAAGTTAAGCAAACGAAGTCTATCTAGGCTGGACGGTGTAGACGAAAGAATGGTGGCTGTTGTTAAGTACGCCATAGGTGTTACCAAACAAGACTTTTCGGTAATTTGTGGACTGCGAACAATAGACGAGCAACGTGCTTTGGTTGCAAAAGGGGCTTCGCAAACCATGAAGTCAAAACACATTGACGGTAACGCCGTTGATTTGATGGCTTACTGCGATGGCGGCAGATGGGAATTGAACCTCTATGATGAAATTGCAGACGCTATGAAGGAAGGCGCAGAGGCTGTGGGCGTAAAGCTACGCTGGGGCGCTGCGTGGACTGTTAATGATCTAGGTGCTTGGGAGGGTAGCGCAGAGGACGCTATGAACAGCTATATAGACATTCGCAGATCACAGGGACGTAGGCCATTTATCGATGCTCCACATTTTGAGACCATGTTCTGATGTCATTGCAATTGCTGAAATACAACGCTGGCATCGTCAAAGATACCACAGAATATTCTGCTGGCAAAAATGGCCCATTTTATGTGGACAGTGACCTTGTTCGTTTTGTGAACGGATACCCAGAAAAAATTGGTGGATGGGAAAAAGATAAATTTTACGCATTAGATTCGGCTGGGGAAACAACATCCACTGAAGCTACGCTGACTGGCATTGGCCGAAAAATGGTTTTTTGGAGAGGTGTAGATGGTACAGATCGAATAGCTGTCGGAACACACAATCATCTTTACATAATTCAAAACAACGCAATTTATGATATTACGCCATTGCGAAAAACCACAAGCAATCTTTCTAATCCTTTGGTCGTAACCAGTGGCAGCACAACTATTACTGTAACCGACAATGCACATGGAGCTTCAGACGGTGATTGGGTTGTAATAAATTCTGCCACTGCCACAGGAGGCATATCTGCCGAAACAATTAACAGAATGGCAGGGTATCAAATAACTTATATTGATGCCAATTCCTATTCAATACAATCGCCCGATGCAGCAACAAGTGGAGCCACAGGCGGCGGCACGACAATAGATATAAAATATCTTATTGGTTTGGCAGCGGGGTTAGGCACACAAAGTTCTGCTCCTGCTCTTGGTTGGGGCGTTGGTGGTTGGGGTGAATCAACATGGAACACGCCAAGAAATTTATCTCTGTCTCAAGTAAATCTTGAAAACTCTGCATGGAGTTTAAATATTTGGGGCGAAGATTTAATTGCTAATGTCAGAGGTGGACGAATATATTACTGGGATACATCTGGCTTAATCACAGCAAGAGCCGTTCTTGTGTCCAGCCTTGCAGGGGCAGCGTCTGTCCCTGCGGAAGTTCGGGCAACTGTAATTAGTTTTCCCGACAGACATTTTATCGCGGCTGGGGCTAGTGTGTATGTCGCCGCTGATGGAAGTTCTGGAACATTAGACCCAATGTTGGTTCGCTGGTCTACGCAAGAGGATTTTACAAAATTTGCTCCAACAGCACTAAATACTGCTGGCGATCAAAGACTTGAAGTTGGAACCAAAATTGTTGCCTTGGTTAACACGCGAGAAGAAACTATAATAAGCACCGACGAGGCTATCTACGGCATGACATTCGTTGGTGACCCATTTATATTTTCGTTTAGATTGCTTGGCACTGGCACTAGCGCAATTGGCTTAAACTCTATGATTGCAATCGACGGCAATACATATTGGATGGGCAATAGATCGTTCTATATATACGATGGTGTAATTAACGAAATACCATGCCCATTAAAGCATTTTGTCTTTGATCGATTACAAACGCAATTTCTTGATAAAACTGTGGCTGGTCATAATGTCGAATTTAACGAAGTAACGTGGTTCTATGTCTCTGACCAAAATACAGCAGGGACAACTAATCCAGAGCCAGACAGTTATGTGACCTACAACTACAACGAAAAAGTATGGTCGATTGGATCAATGGACAGAACGGCTTGGAACGATGCATTTGGCTCTCGCGAGAAACCATTTGCCTTTAGCCCTCAAGGCTTTCTGTACAATCAGGAAACAGGGACAAGTAACGATGGCGCAGCTATGACTGCATTTATTGAGGCAGCGCCCCGTGAAATCACAGCAGAGGGCGAAAACCTTTACATGGTGGATCGTATTATTCCTGACGCAACGATGGGGGCCAATAGCACCGTCTTGCTATACATGAATACGCGCAAGTATCCCAACGCCAACGAGACCATAAAGGGGCCGTTCAACATTACGTCTACAACAGAGAAAATCAGCACTCGCGTTAAAGGTCGGCAAATTGCTTTGAAATTTGAAAGCACAGGTACGCAAGACGAATGGCGGCTTGGTGACCTTCGGATCGACACAAAGATGGATGGATTACGATGACCAGCGCAGCACCCCTTGCAGTCTTGCGATTGCCTTCACCTCCCCAGCAATATCAGCAGGGGTATATGGGAAGATTGGTAAACACTCTGGAGCTTGAAAAGCAGGCAACATATTTTGCAGCATCGCAGGGGTTGCAGACAGCCGTTGATCAGGCCGAAGCTACAGCGTGGTTTATGGGATAATGGCTAATAATTACAAAAATGCCAAGGTCGATTTAACAACGACAAATGCCACAACGCTGTACACCGCGCCCAGCGCAACTACCACTTTGATTAAGTCAATCCTAGTGTCCGAAGACAGTGGGAATGCGGATACAATTACAGTCACAATTACAGACGCATCAGCCGCTGTATTTTCTTTGTTTAAAGTTAAGGCAATCGGTGCTAATACAACGGCAGAGCTTTTGACCCAGCCTCTTACTGTTCAAGAGGACGAAATCATTAAGGTCACGGCAGCAACGGCCAACAGGCTGCACGTTGTGGCTTCACTATTGGAGATAACCTGATGGCAGTTCAGTATGACGCAAATGGCATTGCTCTCACAGATGAGCGCGGAATTGCTCTCCCAGACCCATATGGAAATCTAGGTGTTTTGCCAACAGC